AAGGATGGCGGGCCTCAAAATCATCAATATCATCTCCCATCTCTTTCCAGAGTGCCTTCCACCATGTCTTAATAGGTTCCCAATTTTCATAGATTACTAAAGCAAGTCCAGCAATCAAAGCACCTGCTACCAGCCACGGTGCTGCGGCCAGGGACAGGCCCAGCATTGCGAGAGATAGCGCGGTAACGGAGGCCGTGATCATCTCAAAGCCAATCTTCACCTCGGCCGGATGCGTCTTCGCCCAGTCAGCAAACTGCTTAAGCACGCCCATGATGCTCATTAGTGCTGGCTTCAACTCCAGAAGAAGCTCCCGTCCAACGCTTTCCCATTCCGCTAACAGTAGAACCCAAGCAGTGCGAAGATCGGTCGCCGCTTGCGCCTGTTCTGGCGTCTCGGCAAAGGCTTTCATCTTTTTCTGTAGTTCGTCGAACTTCTCGATCCCACCTGTCAATAACGGGACCAACTCTGCCACACCGAACTGTTTTGCGAAGTATGTGGCACGCTGCGGATTGATTTGAGCTATCTTGGCAATATCTTCGATAATATCGTGCATTAACTCTGGGAGCGGCTTGTTAACATCGATGGCCTTGCCGCCCTCACGAGCAAGCGCCGTGAAATATGCCGGGAGAGCTGAGCTGCCGGTGTTGAGGAATGACTGCAAGTTATCAGCAAGGGATGAGAAGGCGTTTGCCATGCCCTGCGTTGTACCGCCGGCTGCCTCGGCAGCACCCTCGTAGGCGCTCAGGGTCTTGACTGAAATACCGAGTCCGGCCGCGACCCGCCCAGTGGCGGCAGTGGCCGTCGTCATCGTCTGAACAAACTCTTTTAACCCCACGCCGCCAGTAAACACTGCGAACAACGCAATGGCCGTGTTGCGTAGTTTTTCAAATGCCTCGGTACTGGTCTTGGCGTGCGCCTCAATTTCCTTGCCACTCTTGACTGCGGCGTCGCGCGTTTTTAGAAATGCGCCGGAAGCCTCGCGCTGGCCCTTATCGAACTGCGAGGCATCCAAACCGATGCGTACGATAAGTTCGTCTATGACGGTGGCCACTTACTTCTTCCCCGATCGCTTGCTCAGGATCTTGTGATTGTGCGCGTCCACGATGATGATCTCCAACATATCATAGAGGTCTTCGAGACCGTAGACCGTGCCTAACTCTTGCAGCGTCGCCTTCTCGCCGCTGATTACCGCGTGGATTGTGCGTGGGACGTTCGGGCATGTTGCGAGTGTGGCGCCGTCGTCCCAGACGTCTCTGTCAATTTCGACTTGACGACGGCCTGCAAAAAACCCGTATGCAATGTGAACACCTCGCGCCGCAGTTCCAGAATCGTCTGGACCTCCTCGATGTCGTCTGGAAGTAATGGAAATGCCGTCTCTGGGTGTGCGTGGTCGCGAACGATCCTGACGCACTCGAACATCTCGTTGAGCAGCGGCTCGGCGTCCTCGTAGTGCATCCCGGCCAGCGCGTTGAAGCCGGCCACCGCCATCGCCTCCATGCCGCGCGAGGCTACATCATCGGGAATGACAAGGCCGGCCTTTGCCAGAGCAAGGAACGCGCGGATCGCCCACTTCTCGGCCTGAAGGGCAGGCATCTCCGTGAGCAAGAACATTTTGCCCTTGTCGCGATTTTCGTCAGCGATGACGTATGTCTTGGTTCTCCTCGGCAATGTGATCTCCCGTTCTCATGTTGCTAATTGCTTGGTGACGGGCTGACACTTTGCCAGGTGATACCGAACCGCTGCGGCTGTAGCAGCTTCTTGGCCTGCGGGATCGGCTTGTAGCCGGTCAGGAAGCCCTTGGTCAGCGTCCACTTCGTGCCGACGTCGAACTGAAGCGTCGCGTTGGAGTTGTAGGTCGTCAGATTGGCCAACTGGCCCAAGTACCATTGATCGAACAGGTCGATGCTCGGTGAATCGGCCATCAACATGATGCTCTGCTTGACCGCGACGAAAACAAACCCGCCGGAGAGATTGCCGTCAACACCCATGAGCACCTGCGAGATTTCCATCTCGTCGGTGTCGGTGACGTCGTCGGAACCGAAATTCTGAATCTGCTGCGGCGTTGGAAACAGCGTGCCAACGGTCATCATGAACGTGGCGTTGGCGGAAGTGATTGATGGCATGGCGCGGATGCTCCTTTATGCCGCTTGTCTACTGAACATTAACGGATGTGAGCGCAATTTTTTGGACACTTTGACCGTCACAATACCAAAATGTAGAACCGGGGCTCCCGCGAGCCGCTCGAACTGACGGCGATGCCGGGCTGACTTGTAAATACCATCCACGCTGACTCAGCGTCGGCGCGATATTAGCTCCCGCCGCAGCGTTGACCTCCGCGATCTGCGCCGCCGAGAGTGTTACCCCTGGGACGAAGGCACCGAAATTGAGCCCGGCGTTGATGACGTCCTGGCACGCCGCTTCGATCGTCAGGTAGCCGACCGTATTGTATGGAATCGACTTGACGGTGTTGAGCAGATTAGCGAGCACGATCTGGAAGTAGCTGTTGAGCCAGATCTGATTGATGTAGCTGTCGAACCATAGGAACGGCCCGCTCACCGAACCAGGGTTGAACCACATGAAGGGCTGCGTCGCGGCAGCGTAGGCGCCGTAGAAATTGTAGCCGTTGGCGATTAGGTTGGCGGCGACGGTCGCGTTGGTGACGGTCGGGGTAAGACCGGCCTGATGTTTGAACGCGAAGGTAATGCGGCCGTTCGTTTCGGTAAAGTCGATAGATGCCGCCATGCCGCACACAAACGGTGCGAGCAGCAAGTCCGAAGGCTCCCATACCAGACACGTTCCACTGTAGTCGTTCTGCTGGATGAGATAGCCGAGGCTCGACGTTGCCGGCACCTGCGTGGTCGGGGTGACGTCGGTGTCCCAGCAGACAAACCCGAACTGGTCGTTCTGCAGCGATGTCCACTCTATGAACAACAGCTTCTGCGCGTTGCCGCTGCCGTTGTCCGGATCGAAGGCGAGCATAAAGGTCGCCCAGTCCGTGTTGATTTGCGTGATGCCGGTCATGAAGGCCGACGGCGTCGTTGCCGCCGCACCTTGGCTGAGAACAGCGCCGGTGGCCGAGGTCAGGAGAAGGGATGCGTTGAGCGAGCCGGTGGCAAAGGCTGCCGTTGACGGTGTGCCGGTGATGCCGGAGGTGACGACAAATGCGCCGCTGGTGGAATCGAACGTGACGGTCGGTGCCGTGGCCACGGTGGTCATGCTCTCGCTGACAACATGCTGCTGTGAGCCATTAATACGATAGAAACCGACGCCTCCGGCCGTGCCGCTGATTTGGGCCGTGATAACTGGAGTACCAGTGACACTGGAGCCGACAAGCGTCTGGCCGACAGCAATGTTCGGCGTCGCACAGACCGTGACATCCAACACGGTGGACAATGCCAACATCGATTCGCTGGCAATGCCCTGTGCGGTGCAGGAAAGTTGGTAGGTTCCGACCCCGCCGGTGGTCCCGGTCAACTGTGAGAGAACCGTAGTGTTAGTGGGGACTGTCGTGCCCGTGATGGTGTCGCCGATCGAGATATACCCGGTATCAACCGTAGCATCCATGATCGTCGACGTGCCGGTGACCGTGGCGCTCGTCATGTTGCCGGGGGTCGCAGCGGCGCTGATTGTGAACGTCGCGCCGGCCGAACCTCCCGGCGTGCCGGTAAGTTGAGCTAGAATGTGGCAGCCTGCGGGCAGTGAGTTGGTGCTGTCGGTGCCGGAAACCAAGTCGCCGACCGACAGATAGCCGGACGCCAAGGCACCCAGCGTGAGTGTGGTGCCGGTCGTGGTGCTGGTGGTGCAGCTACTGCCCATAGACGCGGTGATGGCCGCGCCTAGAGCACTCGTGAAACTGGCCTCGGTCGGCTCGCTGGGATCGAGCGCGGTCTGTATCAGGCCAGCCGCGTTGGAGAAGCTGGTGGCGCCGGTGAGATTGATGGATGCCGCCGTATGCGTGTAGCCGTCCATGACGACGGTGAGCGTGCCGCTGGCAATCTGTTGAAGGGCGGTCAATCCCTCGGCCGCAATGTCACCGCCGCGCAGGTAGGCCGCGACCGGGACCGCGCCGTTGTACTGCGCGAACAGGACGGAACCAGGCTTGACGTTCGAGTTATCGAAGCCCTGGAAATACACCTCCGCGCAGTTGTATTCGTGCGAGGCCAGCCCGAAGAAGTCACCGACCGACGTAGCGTTGGGGAACGGAGCCACCGTCCCGATTGGAACGCGAGTGCTCTGCGTGCAGACGAGGCCGATGGTGTCGACCGCGCTGCCGCCGGTGCCAAGCACGTTCGGTTGGACGCTGACGACCGTGTTGACTGGGATCGTTGACATCTAGGCTCTCCTTAAGGCGGCCAAGCCGCATCACAGCATAATTAGCGCCGATTCGGTGAGTGGCTGGTTATTCGGATAACACGCCCCTGCGTGGTTTACAAAACGAACATTAGATCATGGTGGGTAGGCAGAATCCACGTCGATAAGACCGACAACGGCAGAGTCGGCGAATTGCTGAGATACGGCGACTGTCTGATCGCACTGAAGTAGGCATTCGCAAATCCACCTGGTTTCCCATTGCTGGTTTTCGTTGATAAAGGGGATTTGTTTTGGATCGTCCGCCAGCAATGGCGTCACCCCATAATTTGGGATTTGGTTTGCGAACTGCCTGGTTGCAAATTCATCGCGAAAAAGTGTGCTCACGGTCTGTGCTAGATCGGCGGAATCTCCAACATCGGCGCTGTGAAAATCTAGCTGCACGGAAATTTCTGTGTTCTGAGTCAGCGACTTCGCGCCGCAGGAAAGCGTCTCGGATGAAACGGTCTGCGTCGGTGCCACGGTATAAGTTCCTATGCCACCCGGCGGCGTGCCGCTGATCTGCGCCGAAATAACCGTATTGGCCGCCACGCCGACGCCGAACACCTTCGCCCCGGCCGAGATTATGCCACGGGTGACGGAGGTCACCGTCATCACGGTCCCGGCGATAGAGCCGGTAAACTTGACGTCTGCGACCGTGTCGAAGTTCGTCGCCAGCCTAATGCGGCGCAGGGTTGTGAGGACGATAAAATCTGTCCCAACTGGCTCAGGACTTCGGTTGTCCTGGCCCTCAATAATTTCAATGCCAGCCGGAATCACATCGAGCAGGAAAGATCGCAATGCCGTTTGGACACCGGATTGATCAGGAGTTGGAGCAAAGCTCATAGGTCAGTGTCCAGCATCCGAAGAGTTGTGATGTCCATGTCCCACAGTGGCGACCGTCACATCGACAGTGTTAGAGAGAACCGAGGTCAACCCGGCTAAAGTGTCGTCGGCGCTGAAGGCATACCCACCAGACTGCAACGGGTTCATTGTGTATGACCAGGCCCCGG